TTTGCTTCTTATGATAATAAGGATGAAGTATTTAGTGATAGAAATATATATCCAATTGGTTGCATATTAAAAATGGAGAAAGTTAATATATGAACGAACAAATAATGTTTGAAATAAATTTTTTAGAATTAGAAATAAAAAATTTTAATGAAAAAAAATCAAGACTTTTAGATATGTTGAAAGCATATCCTGAAAAAAGATTAAAAAATCAAAACTTTTTAACTAACAGACAGTCTGATCGTAATGGAATGGCAGAGAAGTTTGAAGAACTTATGATGAATGAAATAAAAAATATTACAGAAAATTTAAAATGTAATTTTAAATTACAAGATATTTGGTCCATTACATATGAAGTTGGTGATTATCATCCTGTTCACAATCACGGTGGTATAGGTTTAACAGGTTTGTTGTATCTTCAAACAAATGAAAATTGTTCACCTACATATTGCTTACAACCTTGGAATGATCATATGGAAGACAAAACAATTTATCGTAAGTTACCTTCAAAAGAAGGTACTATTGTAATTTTTCCAAAATTTATAAATCATTTCACTGAACCACACGACGGTGACCTTGATAAAAAAGTTATAGCTTTTGATTTTGAAATGTTAGAAAAAAAATGATAACTTATATAATATTATTATTAATAATAGCTTTGTATCTTTACAAACCAAGAAAATATTAATTTTCTATTTGTTTAGTTGATTCTACAACTTCCGCAAAGTCAGCTTCTATCAAACCTTTGTTGTCATCTAAAATTTTTTTCATTTTAGCTTTTAATTCATCAGCTGTTAAATCTTGAACTTTGTTATGATGTATAATTTTTTGTTCAATATATAGTCCTGCTGCTTTACCTCTTGCTATCTCAGCGTTTGTTGCAGCTGACCACGCACCTTTTTCTCTTGCTTCATCTCTAATTCTAGCAAGCTCTGTTATATGTCTGCCATAGTTAACATCATATTTTTTATTGTATTCGTCTCTTATCTCACCAATATATTTTACTACTAATGGAAATTTATTTGGATTACGTAATTCAGATGCTCTAACGTGAGCAGAATCTTTTTCATAACCTGCTTCTATTGCGCATTCGGTAGGTGACTTTCTACCTTCATTGGTTACAAGTAATTGTGCAAACTTAATTTGCATCTCTGTTAATTTTTTAGGTAATCCCATCTATTGACTATTACAGTAATTTAACGTAAATTGCAAATTAATCCATTTTTATGGGTTCCTTTTAGGGTCAGGACGGGAGACTGCACTGGCCCTTTTATAAAGATATGAAAATAGAAAAACTTTTTCCTACTTTGTTAGGTATGTTTAATTTTAATAAACACTCTGAAAATAGAAATAAATATATTGATAGATGTGTTTCTAGTATGTCTACTTTTGATAAAGGTGGTGATAATTGGGTCGCAAAAGATACTTATAATACTTCTGGAACATATAATTTTTTTAAAGATGAATGTTTTAAAGACTTAACTAATTTTATTAAACAATCAGCAATGCAGTATTGTGATGGTATTGGTGCAGATAGATCAAGAATAAATTTTGATACTGAAGATGCCTGGTTTAATTTTTACAAAAAATATGATTTTCAAGATTACCACATACATCCAAGTGTTTTAAGTGTTGTTTATTTTTTAAAAGTTTCTGAAAGTCACGAATCTGCAAAAATATTTTTTAAATCACCAATTAATGCTAGGTCTCAATTAACATTTAATCATTATAATCAAGATACATTTAGAAATATTTGGTTTAATCCACCAGAAGGAACTTTATTAATTTTTGATAGTACATTGGAACACTGTGTTTCCAGACATAACACAGATGATCCCAGAATAACTATGTCTGCTAATTTTTATTTAAAATGATAAACGGAAAACAATTTAAAATGGTGACTGATAAATTTTTAACATCACCTACTGTCCAGAATGCAAGAGTACAAGTTTGTTTACCAAATGGAGAGTTCTTTGACATCAAAGGTATACAGTTAATGGAAAATAAATTAATCGGTGTAAGAGAAACACATAGATTAGTAATCACCATTGAACCTGAAAAATGGACTATGGGCAAAGTAATTAAAAAAGTATGAAATTAAAAAATTATAAGTTGGATAAAAAATCTTTTATACAAGGATGGTTTATACCTAAAAATATTTGTAATGATATTATAGATTATTACAATTTAAATAAAAATTTAGTAACACGTGGTAGTGTTTCTTATGGTGGTAAACAATCTGTTGATTTTAGTTACAAAGATTCTTTTGATATAGGTATTGATCCAAATACTTCTCATCCTACTATGAATAAATATGGTGATTATTTACAAGCTTGTTTAAATAATTATATAAACATTTACAAGAACATAGAAGAATATGCTTATTTTAAAATTTGTGAACCAATAAACATACAACATTATCCACCTGGTGGTGGTTTTAAAAAATGGCATTTTGAATCAAACAACAAAGAAAGTTCAAAAAGAATTTTAGTTTTTATGACTTATTTAAATACTGTTAAAAATGCGGGTACAGAATTTTATTATCAAAATATAAAAACAGATTGTTTGACAGGTTTAACTTTAATATGGCCTTCTAATTTTACTCATCAACATAAAGGTGTCATAAACAAAACAAAAGATAAATTTATAATAACAGGTTGGTTTTCTTATATTTAATTATGTCTGTTAAATTTTATGAGTTTCACAATATGTTATCTTTAGATCAATTAAAGGAGATCAATAATTATATTTATAATAACTTTGATAGAGTCACACCTACAGAAAACGGTGCTACCTCTGCTAACGGTGAGCCAATTAAGTTCGTTGATACTAAACAAATACAATGGAGAAAGATTAAACAATACTTTGAACAACCTTATAATTATATAATTAAAACAATTAATGATAAGTTAGGTTATCTATTACATCCTTATAATGATTTTAATTATGTAAATTACAATGTTTATAGCTCTGAAAAGAATCATAGTTATGGTTATCATTTAGATGAATGTGATGATCACGAACCAAAGAGCACCAAAGGAACTATTTTAATAAACCTTTCAGATGAAGAATATAAAGGTGGCCAGTTTCATTATTGGCATAATGGTGAAGATATCCATATTTCTCATTTAGACAAACCAGGTTCAATAATTTATTTAAAACCAAACATTTATCATAAAGTTGATCCTGTTGTATTTGGCACAAGAAAGACTATCAGTATGTTTTTAACAGGACCTAGATTTGTATGAAAAGAACTTTATTAACTTTTACTGGCGCTCCAATACTTGTTATCAATTCAGGTGTTTTTCCTACTGAACAAGAATTAAATTTTTGTAGAAATTTAGATACAAGAGATCATTTAGGTGATGATAATGCTGCTAGCAATGCTATTAAACTATCTAAAGAATCTAATTTATTATCTAATTATACTGAACTTGATCGTATTAAAGATTTACTTTTAAATTGTTTTAATGATTATGTTGACAACATCTTAGAGATAGAAAACCAATTTTATATGTGTAATAGCTGGTGTACTATTCAAAAGAAAGGTGACTTTCATCCATCACATACACATCCAAATGCTATCTTCAGTGCTGTTTATTATGCTAAATCAGACAAATCTATCCTTAAGTTTTCAACTGTAAAATCAAGGATTCAAGAAAGTTTTTATTTCGAATACAAAATTAAGAAGCATAATATATTTAATTCTTCTGGTTGGAGGTTACAGGTCAATTCAGGTGATGTTGTAATATTTCCTGGTGATTTAAACCACGAATCTTTGATTTTACAAGATGAACAAGAAAGAATAATTATTGCGTGTAGTTTCTTTGCAAAAGGTTTTTTTGGAAGAAATGATAATTATAATGATATACTTATAAAAGGATGATTTACTTTGAAACCAGAGAAAAAATTTTGGTTAGAATTGAAGAAAAAAACTCCCAACATAACGTGGACAAGAATAGAAAATTTGGCACTTCCAGGCGTTCCAGACCTATTGGGATATAATAAAAAT